AGATAACCCATTAGCGGGAAATCCATAAAAAGTTGTTCCACTTGTTCCATTTCCAGCAAATTGATAGTACCTCTGACATAAAGCAAGTTCCGCAGAATAAGGGCGGTAATCAAACGATGTTGCTGTACTGCCTTTTTCTAGTTGTACGCCTGTGATGTAGAAGGTTGCGCCATTTGTAGATACAACATTAACTGCGCCTGTTGCACCACGATAATCATTGCTTGACCATGAACCAGCAGTTCCAGTCCATGTTGAACCTTCTCCCAAACCAAACCATAGATTTAAACCAGCGGCATTGGTTGACACCCATGTTCCACCAGTATCGCCAGCAATAGTTACTGTTATTGGTGTCCAAGTGTTTGCAGATGAAACAGTAAATGTAAATGGATAAGACCTAGATTGCGCTCCGTTACAAACTGCGCCACCAAATGTGCCAGTTAATGAAGAATAAACTTGAAAAGATAGAGTAATAGTTTTTGCATTAGCAGTCCCAAACCCTAAATCAGCAATGTTATAGCCTTCTATTTTTTGCCCAAGAACAAAATAGTCACCACTTCCAACAGAATAGGCAGATGAAGAAGTTGCCCCAAAATAATTACTAAATCCCGCTGGAGGCGTAACTGCACCAGCATTTTGTTGAATTGAAAATTTGCTTGCAACATTTCCATACCCAAACCATCTATCTACGCCATAAGTAAGTGCAGATGTGCTTGAAACAGTAACACTAGCCCCCGCATTACGCTGGTCTATCACCATCGCACCATTGATGATGCGGTTCTTAAACCCATACAAACCAGACGAACTTACCCCGTCTGAAGTGGTCATCTTGTCTGCGTTTACCGAGCCGTATGGCATAGTTATCCTTTACAAAACCAACCAGCGTTGACCGCTAGAAATAGTTACTGCTTGACCTGAAGCCACAGTTACAGGGCCTACTGAAAATCCATTATTACCACTAGCAATCGTGTAACTTGCACTTACTGTCGTACTCATCACAGAAATACCATTGGTGGCAATAGGTGCTGGCGCAGATAACTCACCCGTACTTGGCTTATACAAATACTTGGTGTTACCCGTGTAGATTGTTGTTGGCGTACCAGAGGTAGCCGCCGCAAACAATGGATACAAGTTAGTCGATGTAGTCGTATCATTGCTAATGCTTGCACCAGCCGTACCATTTGCCGCAGAAGTAACACGCCCATAGGCATCAACAGTAATGTTGGTTGCTGTATAACTACCCGCAGTCACTCCACTTGTTGCCAATGCAACAGTACCACTCGTTGTTATCGTTCCACCAGTTAAGCCTGTGCCAGCAGTTACAGATGTAACAGTTCCCGTATACGCATCATTGGAGGTAACTGTAAAGTTGGGATATGTTCCCGTAATGCTAGTTGTCCCTGCTCCCGTCAATGCAACAGTCTGATCTGGTGCAGAGTTAGTGATCGTAAAGTTAGGATAAGTGCCACTTGTGCTAATCCCTGTGCCAGCAGTCAATACAACTGTTTGGTCAGGCGCAGAGTTAGTGATAGTGACTGCACCCGTAGCACCTGATACTGAAATGCCAGTTCCTGCAACAGCAGAAGTAACACCTGTATTGTTTATCGTGATAGAACCCGCACCATTGCTTACGCTAATCGCAGTTCCTGCTGTCAGGTTAGCCTTCTCCCAAAGGGAAGTAGTAGCGTTATATACGAGTGTCTGTCCATTGCTAGGAGACTGAGCCGACACATTGTGCAACTCGTCTAATTCATAGCCGTTTTGTACTTTGACAAACAACTTGCCTTGCGTTGGGTGTGCGTGTTCAACAATTGCTACATATACAAGATGCTGTGGAGCATAAGGCTTGGTAGCAGTTAAAGCACCAGCAGTAGTAGGACTCAAATATAGTTGTTCACCATCCGTATATGCAGAGGTATCTATGTTTGTAATCAATCCAATGATGGTTACATAACCATTGGAGTTATTTGCTAAATCAGCAGTCATCAAACCTAATGTTTGGGCTGAGTTTGTATCGTTGTTTGCCTGTGCTTTGGTTACTGTTGGGTTTTGCCCTGTTGCGCCATTAATGTAGACAACAGTTCCCTTTGTCAGCGTTGCGCCAGTAGTGTTTCTTACTAAGCAAATCACATTGGTAGTAGATGCCGCCACAGCCACAGACAAGTCAGCCGTAGAACCCGTAGTCGTTACAGTAACACTTCCATCGGTTGATGTAATGCTTTGTAAAACTTCAGACTGATCAATCTTTTGCCAAACAGAGCCATTAAACAGCAACCAATCGCCAACTTGCCAATCGGTAATGCCGTTTAAGTTAGTGCTTCCTGCCGTTGCAACGATGTAGTAGTAACCATTTGTGCCTGTGCTACTTGCCAATGTAGGTGTATTGGTAGTTGCGTTCCATGTGCCTTGGTAACTAAGTCCACCAGCGACAGATGCCCAAGAAGTTGATGTTCCATTGGTTGTTAGGAACTTGCCTGAGTTTCCTGTTTGACTAGGAATCAGGTTATCTATCTGGGTTTGTAGGGAGGCTAGGGTATCAAGGACAGACTGAGAAGTGCCACCACCATTAGTAATAACTTTGATGGATTCCGCAAGGTCAGGAGCAACAACTTCACCAACATTGAGTTCAATACCACTAGAAAGGCTAATGATAAGGCTACCATCAAAATCGATACGAGCAGAGGTGACAGACACACCATCAATACCATCCACTCCATCACGCCCATCTCGACCATCTTCGCCTTTAACGCCCTGAACGCCTTGCTTTCCGTCACGTCCGTCTTTGCCATTGCGCCCATCCCTTCCGTCTTTGCCATCTTTTCCATCTTTGATGGTGGCAACTCGTTTTTCAATGGCGTTTCCCACTTCGTCATAGCGAGAACGGATGTCAGATTCAATCTTTTTGAGGGCATCAACAACCAAGCCCACATTCTCACCAATGCGTTGCTTTTGAACCTCTTTGGCTTGGGCGACAGAAGCCTTAATCCCCTCCAAAACAGCCAATTGCTGTTCAGGATTCATGTTTTTAAGGATTAACTCCTTGGCTAGGCTTTCAATATCCATTATTCACCCTTTGGTGGGTTTGAAGATAGTTGTCTTGTCAGTTGATCAAGGAAGTCTTGCTCCATTCCTTGCACTTTGTTCTGTTTATCAGCCATCTGTAACTCAACGATCTTGGATTTGTTCTTGATGTCTGCTTCTTTGAGCATCAACTCCGCAATCTTAACTCTTTTATCGAACTCTTTACTCGCTAAATCGTCTTGATTAGGAAGATTCTTAGTCAAAGATGCACTCATCTTGGCTTGAACTTCTTGTGGCATCAACTGAGCCTCAACTGTCAACTTGGTAGCCTCTGCACGATTCTGTTCTGCTTGAGTAGTCTGAACCGCAATCTGTGCTTGAGCCGCTTGCAATGCCAATTGTTGCTGAACTTGCGCCAATTGTTGTGCTTGCTCGTCAGGTTGATTCATCTTATCCAAGGCTTGCATCAACTCGTACCTGTTAGACAGGCTTGAATTAGCCAAAATGCCCTTCAAGATGATTGGCAAGACGGGAGTATTGGGGCCAAGCGTCTGCAAAAGACCAATAAACTGCTGTTGCTCGTACTCTCTAGCAATAATGCCAAGAGTAGCCGTAGGAACAAAGTTCATGTCCACAGAAGGATAGCGTTCTGGGTCAAACTGCATGAAACGGAAAGCCGCCTTTTTGATAAACGGGATTAGGAAATCCTCTTGGAAGTTCACCAAAGTGCGCTTGTACTTCTTGATGATAGAAGCGACAGCCATAGACATACCGCCTTGACCACCATCTCTAGCAACATTGCTGATCATGCCTTGGGAATCAAGAGTTCCCGTTGCTTGTAACAACATACGCTCAAAATCTCGTGCCGTAGCCAAGTTGTTGGGGTCAGTTTGACCGAACTTGAAGGGGTAGAGAATTTCAGAAGGTGCGCCATTGGTAAGGATTGCCTTGCCTGGCTTTACCTCAAACTTCATTCCTCGTGGGAGGCGAGTCGCATCCATAGCAATCATGGGGCTAGTCGTTAATGCCAAGGAATCCAAGTGGCTACGGGTCTGAGCATCAATAGCCTTTTGCATATTGAACGCTTTTTCTACTGTGCCTCTGCCCAACAAACGATTAGGAACTGTGTCATCTTGATAGGTCAAGACGGGACGATCCTTCATCATGTAGGGATTGGCCTCAGCCTTTAGCAATTGACCATCATTGGCAATTACAACAATGGCTTCCACCATGTCTGTGTAGTCATCTGCCGCAGAGTTCTCTGGAAATAACTCTACTATCTCTTTATTTTCTTCTAGATTCTCTAGGTATTCCCGTGGAACTAAGCCGTAGT